CCGAGTTCAAGCACCCGGAGATCGTGGACGCGGGCGCCGCGCACTGGCTCAACGAGATCCGGCGCGCGTTCGGGAAGCCCATCGTCATCACCGACGACGGGCGTCCGCCGGGCACGATGCCCAGCGGCGCCTCCGCCCGCTCCCTGCACTTCCTCGGTCGGGCCTTCGACCTCCGCATCCGGCACTTCAGCCGGGAGGACCTCTGGGACTTCACGAAGGCGGTCCAGCAGGTCGCCAAGATGATCCCGGCGGCCAACCGGGGGATCGAGCTGGAGCTGGTCTGGTCCGCCCGGGACAAGCACGCCCACGTCGGGTTCTTCTTTGATGGGCGGTCGGACCGGCTTATCATCGCCACGGACTGACGTGGCACGGACCTTGCAGGGCTCTTGCGTCCTGCAAGGGCGTCTGGTACCTTGCCACACCACGGGAGGTCTCACATGATCTGGAAGTGGATCGGGGGCATCGCCCTCGTGTTGGTGGTCGGTCTGGCCGTGTTCGGCCAGCGGACCTACATCGAACTGGAGCGGGCCGAGCAGGCCGCGTCCCTCGTCAAGCAGGACCTTGACCGCATGGCCGCCACCCTGATCTTCGCCAAGGCGGAGCGGGACTCCATCGAGCGGGACCGTCAAGCCGAGCGGGTGGTCTACCGGGATCGCGTGCGTGAGGTGCCGCCGGACACGGTGTTGGTGGGACTGCCTCCCGCCTGTGACGAGTGCGTGGCACGATCCCGGGCGCAGGACCTTGCCTTGGCGGCCGCGGACTCCCTGCTAGCGACACAGGATACCGTGATCGCCCGGCAGGACACCACGTTGGCGGCGATCACCCGGGACCTCTCCCGGGCGGATTACTCGCTGGTGGCGGCCCGGGAGGCCATCGCCAAGGCGGCCCGGTCCGACCGGCGCACGATCCTTGGGGTCCCCCTGCCGGAGGTCTTTGCCGGGTATGGGTTGTCACTCTCGGAAAGGCAACTCGGCCCGGTGGTGGCCCTCGGATGGAAGGTGGCTTTCTGAGCGCCATCACGCTGGGGATCATCTCGGACTCGCACTGTGGCTCTTCGATGGGCCTGCATCCGTATGACCCGACCGAGTTGGACGACGGGGCGAGCTATCATCCGTCCAACGCCCAGCGATGGATCTATGACGGCTGGCTGGCCTTCCACGAACGCCTGAAGGACGCCGCCAAGGGCACCGACCTTCATTACCTCGCCAATGGCGACCTTGTGGATGGTGACCATCATGGCACCACCCAGATCGTATCAAAGCATCCCAACGCGCAGATCGACATTCTCCGGCGATGCTTCACGCCCGTTCTCGACCTGCCGCTCAAGAGCATGGTCGTGGTGCGCGGCACCGAGGTTCACGTCGGCCCGTCCGGGTGCGCCGAGGAGAGCTTCGCTAACTGGCTGGTAGCGCAAGGAGTTAGGGTCCTCCCAGAGCCGGGAACCGGCAACGCCTCGCACTGGCATTACCGGGGCTCCTACGGGGGCGCGGTGGTCGATGCGACGCATCATGGCCGGGTCGGTACCCGTCCGTGGACGAAGGCGAACGGCACGCTCAGTCTGGCCGCCGAGATCGTGATGGAGCACGCGCTCCGCCGGGAGACCCCGCCTGACCTCGCGGTTCGGTCGCACTTCCATCAGTGGGTGGACACGGGCGATGCCTTTCCGACTCGCGTGATCCAGACGCCTTCGTGGCAGCTCGCCACAGCCTACGTGAAGCGGCGCCATGCGGAGAACCTCGCGGACCTTGGCGGGACCATCGTGACCCTCCTCGACGGCAAGATCGAGCGGGTCCAGAAGGTCCTCTTCCAGCCGGAGCGCCCGCGGGTGGTGGTGGCATGACGGAAGCCGAACTGCTACGGGCACTGGCGGAAGCCCGGCAGCCCGACGCGGGCGAGGGGTCCACGGTGCGGGACCTGTGTGCCGCGACCGGATGGGGTGAGCGCCGCGTCCGGGCGGTGCTCAAGATGGCCTTGGCCGAAGGGACGGTACGGGTGACGCGCAAGCAGATAACCGACATGTCGTGTCGCGTGCAGAGCGTGCCGTCGTACGTCGTCGCGTGCTGACCTCGCTCCGCATCCCGCCCGGGATCTACCGATCCGGTTCCGAGTACCAGAGCAAGGGGCGCTGGTACGACGCCAACCTGATCCGCTTCATCGAGGGGCGGATCGAGCCGGTGGGGGGCTGGGAGCAGGCGCAGGGCGTGACCCTCGACGGTCCCGGCCGCGGGATGCACGCATGGCGCGCCTCCAGTGGCGGACCGTATGCGGGCATCGGCACCGTGGACTCCCTCTGGGCCTACGACGGCGATGGGGCGTACGACATCACCCCCGGATCGTTCCCGGTCGGGAATCCGGTGCAGGCCGTCGTGAGTGGTTACGGGTCTGGCAACTACGGAGCGGGCAACTATGGCACGTCAGGTGTCGGGGGCAAGGCGGAGGCGACCTCGTGGTCGCTGGACAACTTTGGCGAATATCTCGTGGCGTGCGCTTCCCACGACGGCACGATCTACGAGTGGCAGCTTTCGTCGGCGACGCCCGCTGCGGCCGTGACCAACGCGCCGACCGCGCGATCCATCCACGTGACCGCGGAGCGGTTTCTCGTCGCCCTCGGGGCCGGGACGAACCCCCGCAATATCGCGTGGAGCGATCAGGAGGACAATACCGCGTGGACGCCCTCGGCCACGAATCAGGCCGGTGACCTAGACCTCCAGACGGAGGGCACCCCGATCCGCGGCATCCGCTGCCGGGGCCAGTCGCTGATCCTGACCACGGCCGATGCGCACACGATGCGCTATCAGGGACCGCCGTTCGTGTATGGCTTCGAGCGGGTGGGCGAATCCTGCGGGCTGGTGGGGTCCAACGCGGCGGTGGCGTTCAACGGCAACGCGGCGTGGATGTCGTACGAGACGTTCTTCGTCTTCGACGGCGTGAGCGTCAAGCCGCTGTCCTGCGAGGTCTCGGACATCGTGTTCGGGGACCTCAACACTGCGGAGCGTCCACAGATCTGGGCCGAGCACCGGGCGGCGTTCGGCGAGATCGTCTGGCATTACCCGTCCGCGGGCTCCACGTTCTGCGACAAGTACGTGACGTGGAACTACCGGGAGAACCACTGGACCCCGGGATCGCTCGTCCGGACGGCGGGCACGGATGCGGGGGTCTTCGCCTTCCCGCTCGCGACCGACAACGACGGCGTGCTGTACGAGCACGAGAACGGCTGGACCGACGACGGCTCCGCGCGCACCACGGACGTCTATCTGGAGAGCGGTCCCGTCGAGATCGCGGACGGGGACCGGGTGCTGGTGGTGACGCAGGTCGTCCCCGACGAGGTGACCCCGGGCGCGTTCCAGCTCCGACTCGCGACGCAGTTCACGCCCGAGGGCGCGGAGTACGCGCACGGCCCGTATGCCCTGACGCCGTACACCGACGTCCGGGTGACCGGCCGCCAGCTCGGGCTCAAGATCGAGGGCGTGCGTGACGAGGATGCCCGGATCGGGCTCTTCCGGATCGACGTGAAGCCCGGAGGTCGTCGATGATCCTCCCGGCCTTCTCGAATCCGACGATGATCGAGCTGTGCCGCGTCCTGATCGCCGAGGATGAGCGGAACTTCAAGCGGGGCCGGGACGTCGAACTCGCGCGCGGCGAGCGGCTGATCCTCCGGAGCCCGGACGGGTCGCGCTGGAGCGTGACCGTGGACAATGCGGGGGCGCTATCCACGACGGCGGTGTGACCGTGGCCGAGTTCATGGCCGAGTGGGAACGCTGCGAGCACTGGCTTGCCGCGGCGCTGGCGACCTCGCGCGATGACCGCACGATGGAGGACGTCTTCCTTGCCGTGTGCCGGGGCGACATGCAGTTCTGGCCGGGGGAAGATTCCGCGATGGTGACGCAGTTGCTGGTGCAGCCCAAGGGCGCCAAGGAGTGCAACGTCTTCTTGGCCGGGGGCACGCTGGCAACGCTGGAAAAGATGCTGGTCGAGGTCGAGCGATTCGCGAAGGCGAACAACGCCACCACCATGACCGTGCTGGGCCGGAGGGGCTGGGAACGGTCCTTCCTGACCACGAGCGCGGGCTACATGCCCGTGGCAACGTTGTACCGAAAGGACCTTCCGTGAGCAAGGACACCACGACCACGCAGACAGAGACGACCCGGGCCGACCCGACCACGTTGGCCCGCGAGGGGCAGATGTGGGACGCCGCGTCCGGCCTCGCCACCTCGCCCTATCAGGGCTATGACGGACAGCGGGTGGCGGGGTTCACGCCGGACCAGCTCTCGGGATTCGAGGCGGCCCGGCAGGCGGCGACCGCGGGAACCGGGACCGTCAATCAGGCCATCGGCATGACGCAGCAGGCGGGAGCATACAACCCCCTGAGCCTTGATCCCCGCTTCGCCGGACCGGCCGCGCAGGCCGACCCGGCGCAGTTGCTGGCGGCGTATCAGGCCGCGGGGCAGAGCCTCCCGACTGCCGGGGCGCGTGATGTCGCCGCGCAGGATGCGGTCGGGGGCATCAACCAGTACCTCAACCCCTACACGGACGCGGTGGTGGACAGCTCCCTGTCCGACCTCGAACGCCAGCGGCAAATGGCGATCACGTCGGGACAGGCGCGCGCCGCGGCGGCCGGGGCCTTCGGGGGCTCGCGACACGGGGTCGCCGACTCGCTCACCAACGCGGAAGCCATGCGCGCCGGGGGCGCCCTGTTCAGCCAGCTCCACGCGCAGGGGTTCAACACGGCGCTCGGCGCCGCGACCAACGACGCCAACCGGAACTTGCAGGGCCAGATGGCGAATCAGGGCGCGGATGTGGCGACGTCTGTCGCGAACGCGAACAATGCGTATGGCTTCGCCGGACAGGGCCTCAGCAACGCCGCGAACCTCGGGATGTTCAACGCAGGCGCCCAGAACAACATGGCGCAGTTCAACGCTGGGCAGGGTTCCGCAGCGGACATGGCGAACCAGCAGGCTGGGCTTGCGGGCAACGCCCAGCGACTCGGCGCGGCCGGGCAGCTCGGCGGGCTGGGCCAGACGCAGCAGAACATGGGGATGGTCGGGGCGGACGCCCTGACGCGCATCGGCGGGATGCAGCAGGGCCTCAATCAGGCCCAGAACGACGTGCGTTACGACGACTGGCTCCGCGAGCAGGCGGACCCTTACAACAAGCTGATGTTCCAGCAGGGCTTCCTCGGAACCGTGGGACAGGACGCGCGCGGCACGACGAAGGAAGAGGGTTCGGCCCTCGGCGGCCTGATCGGTGCCGCCTCCACCATCGCGGGCGGCCCGGTCGGCGGCGCCATCGCGAACATGTTCGGGGGTGGCAAGGCCACTCCCGCCGCTTCGGCGGCCAACTTCGGCTTGCCGACCGGCCTGCTCGACGGATACCGCCCGCCGCAGTTCAATCCGTGGGCACAGCAGAGCACGACTCCGGGAGGGCCGGGCTAAATGGCACAGGCACCGTCGTACATGCGCGGCCTCCTCGATGACGGCCAGACGCCCTTCAACCCGGGGATTCCACCCGGGCTGCTCCAGTTCGCGGCCCAGCCGGGTCGCCCGGCCGCGCCGATGGCCCAGAACATGATGGCCGCGCAAGGGGGAGGGGCACCCGCCCCGGCACCCGCGGCACCCCCTCCGGCGCCGATGCCGAACCCGGCTCCGCCCCAGAGCGTCGGGGCCACGGGCTCGCTCGCGACCGACAACGCCCTGCTGGCTGGCGGCATCGGCGCCATGCGCGCAGCGCGCCCGGGAGGGGGCGGTGGCTCGCTTGGTGCGGCCCTTGGGGAAGGGCTGGCTTCCGGCTCGCTCACCTTCAAGGCGACGAAGGATGCGGAGGCGGACCGGGAGATGGCGCTCGCCGCACAGGCCGATTACGCCAAGCGCATCCGGGGCCTCGGCCTCGACAAGTCCACGACCGAGGGCCTGATCGGGATGGGTCCAGCCGCGGGCTCGAAGCTGCTCGCGGAGATGGGCGTGGACATCGCCAAGAAGCAGGCGGAGCCGTACACCCTGTCGCGGGGAGAGCAGCGCCGTCAGGGCAACCAGATCATCGCCGAGAACGTCGAGCCGTACAAGCCGTTCGACCCGGCGAAGATGTCGAGCAACATGCGCGACGCCTTCCAGACCGTCCTCAAGCGCGACATCCGCGATGGGGATGCCTTCGGAGCGCCCCTCACGGACGAGGAGGCCGCGCGCGTCAACGCGCACAACGAGAAGATGGCCGAGCTGAGGCGCAACCTCACCTCCATCACGAACATCCCGCCCGGACAGAAGGCGGGAATCGAGAAGGGGTACGAACTGGCGCTGGAATCGCTCAACGAGGAGTTCAACGAGGTCCGGACGCTGCCGGAGCGCATCCAGTTGTACGACGACCTGCTTGACTCGGTGCGAAGCAAGGGCTACAAGTCCGGTGCGCTGGCGGACGTGCGGCAGGCGGCGTCGAAGCTCGCACGGCTCGCCGGGCTCCCGGTGGATCTGGATTCCATCACCAACACGGATGTCATGCTCTCGCGCCTGCGCGAGGCGGCCCTGTTGGAACTCAAGCGACTGGATGCCCGCCCGACCGACAAGGACATGGAGGTCCTGCTCCAGAAGATCGGCTCCCTCGGGACGGACCCGGCGGCGCTGGAACAGATCTTCTTGGACAACCAGCGAGACGCGAAGCGTCGGCTGGCGGCGTACGACCGCCGCTTCCGCGCACAGAACGACCAGTTCAAGGACTACGCCGAACTGCCCGCGTACCTGCGGCCGCCTCGCGCGCCGGATACCGACAAGGAGCTGGCGCCCTTCGGCGTCCAGCCGCGCAACATCTTCGGGGGGAACTGATGGACCCGGAAATCCAGCGCATCCTCGCCGACATCCAGCGCATCGCGGATCAGGGTGGGGTCGCCAAGGACATCCTCGCGTATCTCCGGGGCAGCGGCTTCTCCGGCACCGATGAACAGGTGACGCGCCAGTGGCGCGTGTCGCTCAACGCCGGGCGCCCGGTGCCCGCGTCCTCGCCGTTGCTGACGGACCCCACGGTTTCCCGGCGTATGGAACTCGGCGCGATGGAGCGGGACCCCACCCGGTCGCCGATGACCGACCCCGCCGTCCGCACGGATGCCACACGCGTCGCGCCCGAGGCCGAGCAGGAGCGCGTGCGCCGGGCACCGCCGACCGTCAAGGACGTGTTGCGCCTCGGCGCAGCCGGAGCGCTTCCCGGCGTGTCGGACGAGGTGGAGGGGCGCCTCTATAGCTTGAGCCCGAACCTCACGTACGAACAGGCAGTGGCGCAGGCGCGATCCGGACTGGACGAGGCCCGGAAGACGCAGTTCGCCACCCTCATCGAGCTGGCTGCGGGGCTTGGCACCGGCACCGCCATCGCCACGCCCATCAAGGGGGTCGGGATCGTGGCCCGGGGTGCCCGGGCGGTCCAACGGCCGTTTCAGGCAGTCACCGGGCTCACGAAGGGGATGCCCCAGACTGCCACGGCTGCGCTGGCGCAGGGCGTCCGCACGGGCATCCCGGTCGGCCTGATCGCGGGCGCGGGCGCCGGGACCAATCCGGACCCCTCGATGTGGGACCGGGCCGAGGACGCGGGCATCGGAGGCGTGGCGGGCGGCCTGCTTGGCGGCCTGTTTGGGCTCGGCGCCCAGCAGGTCCTGAGCCGTGCCACGCGACCCAACCTCGCCATCGACGACATCATCCGGGCGTTTGGGGAGGATTCGCCGGAGGCGCGGCGGGCCATCCGCGAGCTGGCCGAAACGTCACGCCGCGGCGGGCGCACCGGCGCGGACGTGCAGGCACGACTGGACGCGGCCCCGGAGACGCCCCTGTTCGAGGTGGACGCCCTCGGGGACGCTGGGCGCGTTCACCTCCGGCACGTGGACCAGATGGCCGCGGGAACCGACGCTGCCGAACAGGCCGGGCGGACCCTACAGGGACGCGCCCAGCAGGTGCCTGCCCGGATGGCTGGGGGCGTGGAGGCCGCCTCGGGGCGGGTCACGCGCGCGCCCGCCGCGGTCGAGCGCGCCCTCCGGGAAGAGAAGTCCGCGCTGGACGACATCCTCTTCGAGCGGGCGCGTGAAGCCGCGCGCCAGCGCGGCCCCGTGCGGGCGACGCCCGAGCTCAAGGAGGGCCTGATGGACCCGAACGTCCAGAAGGCTGTCTTGGAGACGCGAGAGGCGATGGAAACCCTCCGCCGAGGCGGTCGCTCGACGCACGAGTTCGTGGACCCGTACCTCTACCGAGCCGGGAAGCCCCGGACCCAGCGATGGATCATCGGGGTCAAGAACGACCTCGATCCCGCGACGCTCGATCACGCCTCGCGGCGGGTCGGTTCTCGCATTGACGCCCTCCAGAGCAAGACCAACGTGGACGGGAGGGACGCGACCACTGCCGCCGGGCTGGGGGGAATCCGGGATCGCATCCGCGGCTCACTGGACGAGATCCCGGAGTTCGCCGAGGCCAACCTCCTCTCGCACCGGATGAATGAGCGCCTGCGCGCGCTCGATGCCGGGTACAGCCGCGGCGTGACTGGCTCCGGCCTCCAGATGGCGGACGAGGTGGCGCCGTGGCAGGCGATGACGCCACTCGATCTCCCGCCGGACATCGCAGCGGAAGCCTCGGCGCGGCTGGGCCGTCCCCTGACCGCCCTGCCGAGCCCGATGGACGACTACACCGCCGGGGCGCAGGCGCGTCGCGTGGACCGCCTGCGCCGCAGCTCCCCGCAGACCGCGGTCGGGTCGGCGGGCAAGCAGGCAGACCTCGACGCCCTCGCGTTCGGGCCGGAAGGGCAGCAGACCATCGGCCGCATCGGACGACAGGAGGGGGAGGTGCTCCGCACGACGCACTCCTCCCCGTCCGCCCGCGGCCAGCTCAACGCCGCGGCGCACGTCAATGAGGCGCTGGAAAACGCGCAGGCGCTCGGCAGCGCCGGGCGGCACGCGGGTCTCGCGGTCTGGAATCCGAAGCTCGGCGTGGCTCTCGGCGCGATGGACATTCTCCGGCTCGGTGCGATCCGGGCGACCCGTCCGTCCGAGAGGCAACTGGCTGCGGAGTTCCGCGGCCTGCTGGCGCCACGCGGTGGCCCGGCCGAGTCCGTGAACCGCCTGATCGACCAGACCCGGCGCCAGCTCGACACGCCACTGCATAGCGGGCTGTTCAACGCGAGCCTCTACGGCGGGGTCGGGATCGCGGACCGATGATCGACCCCCGGACCCACGCCAAGGCGCTCTATGAGAGCGGCGACTACACGATGCGGGACATCGCCGCGGCGGTCGGTCGCGAGATGTCGGTCATCCGCGAGTGGAAGCGGGAGGACGGATGGCAGCTCCGCGCGGAGCCCAAGGCATTCGGCCCGGAGGAACGGGAGCGGGCGTTCACCCTGCTGGACGAGGGGCACAATCCCTATCAGGTCGCGAAGCTGATGGGCGTCCACCACAAGACCATCCAGCGATGGCTGGATGGCCGGACGATCTACGCATGGCGGTGCTACTGCGTGGGGGAGCAGGCGACGCTGGTCAAGGCGGTCCGTTGCCCGCTCTGCGACAAGCGGGCACCTTTCCTCTGATTGCGCTTCAGGGAAACTATAATAGTCCCTCTTCGGGACTATTATACTCCCCAGAGCCTTTAGTACCCCGCGGCCATGCTTAGGTTTCGCCCAGCGCCGTGAGGAAGATCGCGACGGCGGTGATGACGTGCCAGAAGGCGTGCCCCCAGACACTCGTCAGGGGGCTTTTCGCATGGTCGAGGCGCTGGATGCAGTACCCGAAGCCGTAGATCGGGAGGACGAGGAGCCCGTAGGACCACTCCGCAAGGAAGACCGGAACGAGCGCCAGCGCGAGAAGCACCCCGATTTGGCTATCGAGGCGCGCCAGCCCGCGCCAGTAGGTCCCCCCCCACGCCGCCAAGAAGCCCACCACCAGCATCAGCCACGCCGGTCCGCCCCAGCCGTAGACGGCCAGCGCGCCGAAGACCATGTAGATCCCGTTATGGTCCCATGCGTTGAAGTACGGGGTCTTGTAGGCGTGGTAGAGGCCGGAGCCGATGGCGAGAAAGAGGCACATCGCCATGAGGATGCCGGTCTCCAGCCCCGGGCTCGCGAAGTAGATCGCCAGCCCGGCGAGGAAGTACGCGACGTTGGACCACGTATTGCGTGGACCGATAGGCGCGTCACAGCGCCGAAGCGCGGCATCTTCCTGCCATCCGCCGCGGCGGATTAGCCGATCACAGTATCCCTCGATCACGCCTTTCTCCTCCCGGTCGGGATCAAATCTTCCACAATGTCCACAGGGGGTGTGGGAAACACCGCGGCCTCGCCCTTCCGTACCGCAAGCTTGAAGCCACGCGACCCAGCCATCCGCCCCTCTGCCATTCCCCGGCCGCGGAGCGACTGGTTGAAGGCCCGGAAGGACCCGGGCTCCTCGCCGTTCTCGGAGCACCACGCGCACCAGTCCGAGTAGAGTTCCCGGGCACCCGTGACCTCTGGGATCGGATCGGTCCGTTCCAGCAGCCACCGCCCCTGCGCGTCCTCGTCCATGAAGTAGGTCTCGGTCGCAGCCAGCACGGCGCGCGGGGGGTTGAGTCCGTCCCTCCGCCACGCCATGCAGCCCTCGACCGCCCACTGGAGGATGCCCGGCAGCTCGTGGACCAGCTCGTCCGCCAGCGACTTGTTGACCCGCTTGGGCGTGGTCAGGAACGGCACGAGGTGGAACCGGCGCTTCATCGCGTTGTCCACGTTGTGCAGCCGCGGCTTGTGGTTCCCGGCGAAGAGGATCTTGAACTGCGGGATGTAGGTGAAGAAGTCCTGCCGCATGAAGCGGGCGCTGATCGGGTCGCCGCCCGTGATCGACTTCACCTTCGCCTCGTCCCAGCTCCGCCCCTCCTGCGTCTCCTGCGCGGTGACGAGGCGCGATCCCGCTAGCGCCGCGAGATCCGTGGGGTGCTTGTCGGAACGGGATGCGGTGAACGTGTCCATCGCGGCCACGGTAGCGTACGACCCAAGAGCGCGGACCACAGTGTTGAGAAATACGCCCTTGCCGTTGCCGCCGGACCCGTAGAGGAAGGCCAGTACGTGCTCGCGAGTGCTTCCCGTGAGGCAGTAACCAACAAGGCGCTGAAGGTAGGCTTCCAGCTCAACATCGCCATTCGTGACCTCCGTGAGGAATGCGGACCACTTCAGCGTGTCCACCAGCTTCGGCGCGACAGACGTCTGCCGCGTGAACAAGTACGCTGGGTCGTTCGGGATGATCGCCCCGGTCCGGAGGTTGACGACGCCGCCCGGCGTGTTGAGCAGCCACGGGTCGGCGTCGAAGGACCCGATGGGGGTCGCGATGTCCGGATGGTGCGAGGCGTAGGAGAGGGTGAAGTCGATGGCCGCCACGCTGGAGGCGAACCGGCGGTTGGCCTTGACCTCGGTCGAGGACCCGCCGTGCTTGATCGCCTCACCGCCCGCGCGCCGACAGGTCTGTCCGGCCCACTCCCGGATCAGCCGCACGTCGTCCCCGGCCCAGCGGGAGCCGTCCCAGCGCAGCCAGCCGCCCAGCGGCGCACAGTGGCGCACGAGGGCGCCGCGCTCTGCCCGGAAGCGGTTCGCCAGCCATGCATGGGAGAACGGCGGGTTCGGGTCCTCGTCCGGCTCCGGATCGAGCAGGGGGATCTCCCCGAACTCCTCCGCGGTCATCGCCAGTCCGCCGTGTTCCTTCGCGAGGTCGAACAGGTAGTTCGCCCCGATGCGGAACGGGGGGCGCAGCGAGTCCCAATCGCGCTTGACGATGGCGGGGTCGTTCACGCCGTCCGCCCAGCGCGCGCACCAGTCGAGGAAGAGCGCGAAGCCCGTCGCCTCGTCTGCCAGCGCGGCCTTGAGTGCCACCCCGATCCGCAGGTAGTCGTCCCGGCTCGGGAACAGCTCCGACGTGTTGGGGAGCGCGCGGATCGCCGTGGCGACGGCATCCGGATCGCCACGCAAGCCCTCCTGATCGGGAACGGCGTCTTCCCCGGAGGGCGCGTGCGTCCGGATGATGGTGCAGTCGTTCGTCTCCAGCCACCGGCTCAGGCGCTCCAGATAGTCCAGCACCTGCTCCTCGGTGGTGCCGGGCAAGTCCGTCACCTCCGGCTCGTCCGGCGTCCACGAATACTGCACCCCGCTCGGGTGCATCCCGGCGAGGAGCGCGTACTGCCCGCCGCCCAGCACCTCGACCGCGTGCTCCGTCCCCCTGTGCGCGAACTGGAGCTTCTTCTTGCGGAAGGGGACATCGGTGCGGTAGAACAGCGCGCGCTTGTGGTTCGCGCCGTGGCGCACGGGCGGGAGGCCCAGCCAATCCCCGGTGAACGTCGTGATCGACTCGGCCAGCGCGCGGTCCGTGACGTCGATGTCGATGCACGGATAGCGCGCCGTGCGGACGGCAAGGTTGCCGGCCCACTGCGCCACGTCATCGCGCGTCGCCTCGACCTCCGTCCACTTGCCGACCGGCCGCTTGTCGCCGTGGCGAATGGGGATCAAGTCACGGAAGCCCGCGTCCCAGAACCGGACGTGGCTCACGCGACCAGATCCTCGAAGAGTTCCAACTGTACCCACGTCTGCTCACTTCCGGTAGCGTGTTCCATTCCACCCCTCCGCCTTGATGGGGCAACCCGCCGCCCACTCAGGGACAATCTCCAGCAGAGACACGAACTCCTCCACGTCTCGGCCGGGCTCGCCCTCCGCCACCGCCTCGTCGTGGATCGTAAGCACCGTCTGGAAGCCCCCGGCCCCGACCCGGAAGAGGGCGTCCGCCATCAGGTCCCGCGCCACGGCCTGTGTCGCGTTTTCGGTCCAGATCCCCCCGTACATCGCCAGCGACTCCCACTGCCGGGTAACGCTGTTCCGGGTGTCGATCTCGACGGCAGGTCGCGTGCCACCCCACGGCACGGCCCGCTCGATGATGCGCGGCCTATGATACCACAGTGCGCGACCGGAGGGCAACCACATCGCCAGCCAGTCCCAGACCAGCCGGAAGGTGAGGTGCCCGACCCGGGTGGGTGCCCCGGTCCGCACCGTCCGGATCGCCGCGTCGTCGAGGTCGTACCAGAGGCGCTTGATCCGGGCGTTCCGCTCCCGGTAGGCCGCCACGGCCCGCTCCGCCAGCGCCGGGTCCACCCCCGTCTGGGCGGCGAACTTGGCCGGACCCATCCCGAAGCCGCAGCCGAGGACGACCATCTTCCCCACCTGCCGCTGCTCGGGCGTCACGTCCTCGACCCGGACCCCGAAGATCAGGGCCGCCATCGTCTCGTACACCTTGCCGCCGGAGGCGAAGAGGTTGACCAGCCGGGTCTCCCCCGCCAGCCACGCCACCACGCGCGCCTCGATGGCGTTGAAGTCCGCCACGTACAGCTCGCGGCCCTCCCCGGCCACCAACGCCCCTCGCAGGGCCGCCGAAAGCGTCTCCATCACGTCGCCGGTCAGGGTGCCGTCCTTGATCGCCCGGATGGTCGCCTCGTCCGCCTTCACGGTGCCCTTGGGGAAGTTCTGGGGTTGGATCAGCCGCCCGGCCCACCGGCCGGTCCCGGCGCCGTAGAACTGGAGCATCCCGCGCACCCGCCCGTCCGCGCACACCACGTCGAGCATCTTGTCGTACTTCCTGATGCTCGACTTCCCCGCCTCGGCCCGGATCTCCAGCGCCCGGCGCACGTCATCGGGCAGGTCCCCATCCAGCAGCTCCGCGACCCGCGCCTTGTCGAGCACGGCGGTCTTCACGCCCCGCGCCTTGACCCACGTCTTGAGGTCCTGTACCTTCGTCGCGGCGGGAACCACCCCACCCGTCAGAGCAGAGAGTTCCTCGTTCAGAGCCGCGGTAGCCGTGGCCGCCAACTGACGAGCTGCAACGATCAGGTCCCGATCAAGGGTCACACCTCGATCGTTGATGTCCTGATCCAGTAGGTAAAGAGCACGTTCCCGCTTGTCCATGCACGGAGGGAGGCGTGCCCACGCGGCGCACTCGGTCGCGACGTCCTGCGCACAGTATTCGGCGAGGCGCGTCCGGCGTCCCGCGTCGTCCCACCAGATGATCGTCCCATCCTCCACCCTCCTCGGCTTCGCCATCTGCAACATCAGGCGCGATCCGGCCATGTCCTTCTTCTCGGCGAGCCCGAGCACGATGGCGGCCTCCTCAAGGTTCATCGGGAGCCCGGCGGCGGCCGCGGCCACCATCGAGCAGACGAAGCGGCGCGTCTCCAGCGCGGGCCAGCCGTGCCTCGGCGCCAACACGTCGCGCCAGATCAGCCGCTCGAACTGCGCGTTCCACGCCCGGACGTACGCCCCGTCCGCCAACGCGGCATCCATGTCTGAAGGGAACGGGTCCCCGTTATGCCAGAGACGGATGGGGCCGTCATCGATCCGGTAGGCTGCGCACCAGACGTCGGTCGTCGGGTCCTCGACATAGCGATAGACCCCCGTCACCCGAAGGTCCGTCACGCTGCGCGTCTCCACGTCGAGGGAAATGAAGCGGGGCTTACCCAATCCCCAGCTCCACCGCGCGGGCGAGGAACCGTTCCTTGGCCATGTCAGGAGCCCAGCACATCCCCCTATCCAACACCTCCCACGCCCGGCCCACCAACGCCACGTCCGCCCAATGCGCGTCGAGAAGATAATCCGCCTCGGCGTGAAGCATCATGTCGTCCGCGAACTTGACGGGTGTCACCCAATCTTCGCCGGGCTTGCACCACGAAAGCAGGGCCTGCCGGATGGTCTTCTGCGCCCGCGTCTCGGCTGCTCGGTAGAACGCGAACTCGGGAAGGTGCTTGAGCGGACTCGGGATGTCCTGCAAGTACGCCTCGCTGGCGTCGTGGAGCAGGGCGTGCGCCGCGAACTTGGGGTGAACCATGCGCGAGCACCACACTGAGTGCTCCGCCACAGAGTAGAACCGCGACGTGTGCCCCGTGAAACGGCAGAGGTGCGACAGCGCGTGCGCAATGTCCTCCAGCCGGATGTCCTGAATCGACAGGTGGAGGGGATCGACCATCAGGCCGGAATGGGTCTGGATACGGGCGGTCATTCGTCCTCCTGTGGATAGTCCGGATGGTCCGGCCAGTCATCATCGCACGTCTGGACGAGCGGCAAGGGGGAGGGTTCGAGCATCTCCCGCTTCCGCCACTCCGGCATGTCTGACTCCCCGAACGCCCGCAGCCAGTTCGCAGTGAACTCCCCGTCACTGATGCGCGTCGGACGGCGCGTGTCCCCCTTGCCCATCTTGTCAGCGATCCAGCGCGGCGATCAGCAGGGCGAGGACCTGAAGTCCCACCCAGATCACGAAGATCCACGCGGCGAGGGTGATAATCGTCATTCGATCACGTCCTGTTCCGGAAAACGGACACGCTCCGTCGTGCGGATGATTTCCGAGCCGATACCATCATCCGTGATGCGTTCATAGAATACCCGAACCCCGGTCACCGGGTCGAACCGCTCCGTCAACCGGCGCACGCGCCGGGAACCGTCGCTCCCTACCGGAAACGAAATGTCCGTCACCCGCTCGACCATCACGAAACCGTTCGTCATTCCGCGGCCCACCTTTCCAGAGTTTCCCTATCCTTCGCGTCGCACCACTCGAACCCGTGGCGCTCCGCCCATTGTGCGTACGTCGTGTCCGACCGCTTGCTCAGGGTCTGATACGGCGTCTGGAACACGAACCGAATCCACTTCCCCGGGTGCGCCTGCTGGACGGCGAGCATCTTCGTGCGGTCGGAGGGGCGGAAGTGCCCCTTGACCTCGATCCAGCAGCCCCCGGGCGTCACGAAGTCGGGGGTGTATCGCCCCTCCTCCTTCGGGTACTTCACGGTCACGGGCTCGTACCGACACCCGGACAACGGACCCGCCGCGAGCCGGGCCTCCAACGCGGAGCGATAGGGTGTCATATGGAGGAGCGAGGAGTCGAACCTCGCACGACCGACAGGCGCGCTACCCCGTCGTCTCAAGCCGTCGTCCCCCGAATGCCGGTCGCGCGGCGTCGCTAAACCCGCCACCGGCTCTCTCGACAGGGCCTGCACCCCGCCCCGAGCACTTCACCCGGGCACCACTTGCGGCAAGGAGTCTCTTTGCTCACAATACCCAGCGGCTCTTCGGCTTACGATCCGAAGGTTTTACGGGTGCGCTGGTACCAGTTCCCGAGTATGCCCGATCTCTCCCTTACTCGTCCAGCATCGACGTCAGGTCGTCGCCGTCCAGCCCCTCGTCCTCCATCTCGATCCCGGCGAAGGTCATCTCGGCGGAGACACGGCCGTCCAGCCGCTCGCCGTCGCGAATCTTCATCGCGTGATTTAGCGCAAAGGTCACGCCCTTGTTGCCGTTCGTATCGTACGCGAACGGGCGCACCGAGGCGATGGCGTAGCAGCCCGAGTAGAACTCGTCCGGCTCGGTGATCGGCCGGGGCTTCCCGTCCGCGCCCTTGATCCGGTCCACGACGCCCGGCTTGAACCGCTCGTCGCTGTTGTACCGCATCACCAGCACGTACTCCTCTGGGTACTTGCCTTCGTCGTTCTCAAGGAACGGCATCTTGATCTTGCCCTCCTTGATGCGCTTCTTCGTGGCGTCGGTGTTGCCGAACTCCTCGTACGCGGCCTCCAGTGCCGCCTTCTTGAGGTCCGGGATGGTCGCGCAGCCCGGGAACACCTCCGGGTCGTCGGTGTAGAGGGCGGTGACCGAATACTTGGCCTTGTCCGCCCCGGGGGCCTTCCTCGGCTCGAACACCTGCACGAAGCTGGTGCGGAAGACGGGGGTGATGAACTTGCTCATGGATTCTCCTTGTCAACGGGTTCGATGCTCACCACCGCAAAGTCCCCTTCCGGGACGAACGCGGCCGGATCATCACTCGGGCAGAGGGTGTAGCCGGACGATTCCCGAGTCACCAGCTCGTCCGACAGTTGCGCCCCGAGGGCCTTCAGCGCCTTCTCGACCTGCGCGGGGCTCTTGATCTTCGTGTCGTACAGCTCGGCCTTCTTGAGGCCGTGGCGGCGTGCCAGCGGCCACACCCGATCCTCGTCCACCCACTTGCGGACGGCCCGCTTGGGCTTGAGCGCCCAGCCGGGGATCACCTCGCCGGATTCCAGCGTGTGATGGGCCCGCTGGCGCACCACCTTGAGCCACGCCTCCAAGACGTCGGCGGACCCCAAGATCGCCCCAAGCTGGACGGGCGTCAAGGTCATGGGGTCGGGCGGACCCTCCCCAGCCTCGATGTCCGCGAAGTCCATCTGGGCGACCGCGAGGGCCTTTCCCCTGAACTCGGCGCATACCAGCTTGGCC